TCTGAGTCGTTTGATGGTTGATCAACCAAGTAGCGAAAAGGAAGACCCGATCAAGTGGGGATGGACTTTGCCTGGTTGGCGCAGGGTGATGGACAGATGGGACAAGGATAAGATACACGTCATTTTGGGCGGCAACCGAAGTTCCAAGACTATGTTCGCATCACGCATGGTCGTACACTTGGCGCAAATGATTCCCGAAGCTGAGATTCGCAGTATGCACGTGACTGAGGAGAGAAGCATACAGGATGCGCAAAAGACGGTGTATCAAAACCTTCCGATGCGTTATAAGCGAACCAAGAAAAAGAGTGAGACTCATTCTTTGCAATATTCTCAGAAGAACGGATTCAATTCCGCCAAAGCGATATTGCCGCCCACGCATCCCGGCGCTGAGCGCGGATCGACCATTTACTTCAATAATTATCGCCAGTATATGGCGGACCCTCAGATATTCGAGGGTTGGTCTGCGCATTGTATTCATTTGGACGAGGAAGTTCCCGAAGCGATATTCAACACTTTGCTCGGACGAACGGTTGATTTTCACGGTCGTTTACTCCTGACCTTTACGACTTTGCAAGGTTGGACACCATTGATCAATAGCTTGTTGAAGGGCGCGGAGACCGTGGAAAAGAGATATAGCGAATTACTCGGTCGCGAACTTCCCATCGAACAAATCTCCGCAAACTGGCCTGACTGTCGCATTCATTATTTTTGGTCGGAGGATAGTCCGTTCATTGACGGACGGGAACTAGTCCGCACATATTCCAAACAACCTATGGAGGTCAAGCTTGCCAGGTTGTACGGTATTCCGAGCAAAGCGGTCGAGGGTCGCTTTCCAAAGTTCAATCGGGAGGTCAACGTCGTCCCGCACGAAAAGATTCCATTTATACAAAATGATCAGGTTTCTGTTACCCGCTACTTCGTCGCCGATCCCGGCGGTTCGAAACCGTGGGTATGCATATGGGCGGGCGTTATGCGGGACGGTAGCATATACGTATACCGAGAGTTTCCCGATTCCACGTTTGGACAATGGGCATTACCGCACGTCAATGGAGTGGGCAAGAGCGTGGGAAAGCCCGGTCCCGCCCAGCGTCCGCTCGGTTGGGGATATTCCGATTATCAAAATCACTTTGAGGATTTGGAGAACGAGGAGGAAATATTCGAACGAATCGTAGACCCCCGAATGGGGGCGGCTACGGTCAGGGAGAAGGAGGGCGAGAGTAATATCATTACGACTATGGCGAACTTGGGATTCGTCATGCGTCCCGCGCCTGGTGTGGAGATCGAATCGGGAATCGCAAAAATCAACGATGCGCTATCGTGGAACGATACGGAAGAAATGACGGACGAGAACAGACCGAAGTTGTACGTCTCCGACCAATGCGAAAATACGATTACTTCAATGATGGAATATACCGGACAATCAAGGGCTGAACATTTCAAGGATCAAATTGATTGCCTGAGATACTTGATGGTCAGCGGGGCGGATCACATAACTTCCCAAAATATGATGGCCACGGGTGGCGGAGGATATTAGAAACCTCGCGACCCTCACCACAAAGGCCACGAGGAAACCAAATAAAACAACTCCAAACAATAAATTAATGCGTTTGACTACGCAAATGCAAAAGGCTATAATTTGCTACTGCATATGCAAAGTGCTTCTGATCCTGAATTATTGTTCGTTTCCAAGGAACCCGATATTGGATACTTGCAGGAAACTTATCGTCGTACCCAAAGCGACTTGGGCGAATGGATGGATCGTAGGCAAAGAGATTACGACACTCGGAACTGTTTGTGGAATGGAAAGAGTGATGACTATAAGAAGCACGGAAGTCTGAGCGAGACCGGAGAGGTCTTCCCGTGGGAAGGGGCGAGTGATCAGGAAGTGCGCATGGTGGATGAGACCATAAACTGCTTAGTCTCCATGTCGCTCAATGCCATCAGACGCGCCCATATCGTCGCCACGCCCGTGGAATCCGATGATATCGAGCGTTCCAACGTCATCAGTAATTTTATGCGTTGGATGCTGAATACCAAGATGACCGAGTTCTATGATGAAGTGGAACTTGGACTTAATCATTTTTATGAGAAGGGTATGATGGTGCATTATTGCTACTGGGACTCGCAAGACCTGAAGCAACAACAATCCATTCAGCTTGATCAGATTGCTCAAGCCCTTCCACAAATTGCAACTGCGATACAGGACGGAAGTATGGACAATGAATTGTCCGCCGCTCTAAACGAACAATTCAAGGTTTCCAAGGCCAAGGCTCGCGGAATGCTCAGAGAGTTGCGTCAGGACGGAGAGACTACGATACCCATAACCCGCAGAGTGATCAATCAACCACGAATTAAAGCCCTCGCTCCCGATGAGGACGTATTTTGGCCATCCTATGCGATTGATCCACAGGAAGCGCCCTACGTCTTTCACGTCATCAATATGACACCCGAACAACTCCGCGCAAAGATTGGCACGGAAGGATGGGACGAGGAGTTCGTGGACAAGGCAATCGAACTTGCCCAACAGGGAGAAGTTGATCCCGTGATTAACAATTTGCGCTTGCAGGAAGAAGTCATTCGCAATGATGACGAGACCATCCGCGTAATTTACTGCTATCAACGCTTGCTCGATGAGGATGACGTTCCCGGCATTTACTGCACGATCTTTTGCGACCGCGTACCTGAAGTCTATGCCAAGCATCAGCTTTTGGATTACAGTCATGGGAAATATCCGTTCGTCGTCACGACTTACGAAAAGACCAGTAAGCGACTTTATCACTCCCGCTCGGTTGCCGAGCTTGGAGAAGGTCCGCAAAATATTTTAAAGATCGAAGAGGATGCATCGATTGACAGACAGAGCATTGCCACGCTCCCACCCTTGGAACATCCACTCGGACGCGCTCCGACCCGCTGGGGGCCGGGTGTACGCATTCCATATCGCACACCGGGCGAGTACAGATTTGCGGATACTCCAAGATTTGACGGTGGATCGGTACAGGTTCGACAATACGTCAAAGAACAATTTGATCGATTGATTGGTAGGAACGCTCCTGGCGTTGATCCCGTTGAGGCTCAAATGAAGCAACAACGAAACATCGACAAAGTCTTTCAACATCTGAAGCATTTGTTCGATCAGATATATACGCTCTATCAACAGTATGGTCCTGACGCTGAGTTCTTTCGGGTTACCGGAATGCGCGACATGCAAAAGTTTTCCAAGGGCGCGCCAAGCGAACGCTTTGATTTTTATTTGCAATTTGATGCCGCTACGCAAGACCCGCAACAAATGCTTGAGCGTGTAAAGACGGTTGCGGAACTTGGCGGTATGCTTGACAAGAACGGAACTTTGGACACCGAGCGCTTACTTCAGTTGGCAATCGGACAGGTCTTGCCTGGCGCATCCGAAAAGGTATTGTTGCCCAAGGAGACCGCATCTCAAAATGCAGTCAATGAAGAACGTCAAACGATTGCGGAATTGGTCGCGGGAGTACCGCCAAACGTCAAACCGCAAGATGCGCATGAGTTGAAGATGCAAGTGTTCCAGCAATGGTTGGCTCAACCTGACATCCAACAAAAAGCCCAACAAGACCCCGCATTGCAGGAGCGTATTCAAAATTACATGAGTCAGCGCTCCATGCAGATTCAACAACAACAAAACGCTCAAATCGGCAGATTGGGCGCGATGCCCACGCAATTCGGACAGACTGCATCAGCGGCATGAAGAAATTTTCTAAGATCGGTCAAACGGTCTATCGACCAACATCAAAACCCAACATATCATGCGAGGAAAAAAGAAAAGCAAGTATATGAGCAAAGGCGGAATGCGTAGAAAGCGCCGCTAAATGTCGTTCCTTATAGCAAACGTTCCGCAGTTCAAAGTGTGGGTCCGCAAGGAGTTCACGCATAATCACATGAAATACGAAGGAGAATATCTGCATGGTTTGGCAATCGCAGTCTGCGCGATTCCCGATAGATGCTTGTCTTTTCAAGTCGTATTTACGGGATGTGATGAGGAAGACCCAAATCCACATGGCGGCGCAATGTGGGCAAGGATGCCAATCACCGCATTAATTGCGGACGTTCCCTACGAGGAATGGCCCGATAAGTGTCCCACCCATATTGCCCAGCCGTGGGATTGTCCGTCCCGCGACATTGCGGTTATGAAACTTGACCGCGTAAGTTCAAGCCCTTGGATTGCCAAGCTGGACGGAGAGTTCTACAAAGCTCATTATATGTTCACCGTTGACTTCACGGGCAATTCCATTGCCGACGATCCCGCCCAACATAAGCAAAGCCACGTGCTTGAATTGATTGAGGGACCGTGGAAGGGACAAATCATCGCCCTGCCCAATAATCGCGTTCGTGTAACGAACCCCGCATTGTGGTTGGTTGGTGAAGGTCCGCCTGATTTCGTTCCCAGTCAATACGTACATTCCGCTGAGAAGCATGACTCGTACACGGATTGGGAAACCACCTTTGACAATTTGTATGCGGATGACAAGAACTGATGAGCATAACTTATCGAGGTGAACGTTTTAGTGGTTATAATAAGCCCAAGAGGACTCCGGGTAAGTCGAAGAAGTTTGCCGTACTTGCCAAGGAAGGAGATAAAGTTCGCCTTGTTCGTTATGGAGACCCTAAGATGTCTATTAAGAAGAACATACCCGCAAGGCGTAAATCCTTCCGAGCAAGACATAAATGCGATGAGAAAAAGTCTAAACTGACCGCAGGATACTGGAGTTGTAAGAAATGGTAAGAAAGTTGACAGGCAAACAGAAGAAGATTGCAGGGGCGGCAAAGCCCCGCAATAGAATCACGAAGGCAGACTTCGTGGCCTTGAAGAGGCGGAGGAAAAAGAGAAAGTAATGCCCGCCAAAAAGAAAAAGTCCAAGTCCCGCGTCAATGAAGCGGGCAACTATACCAAACCCGCCATGCGCAAGCGTTTGTTCAATAGAATCAAGGCGGGTTCCAAGGGTGGTCGTCCAGGACAATGGTCGGCTAGAAAAGCGCAAATGTTGGCATCCGCCTATAAGAAAGCGGGCGGAGGATACCGCAACTGATGGCATTGAAAAAGTCGCAGAAATCGCTCAAGCGATGGACTAAGCAGAAGTGGAGGACCGCTTCCGGCAAGAAGTCTTCGGAGACGGGAGAAGTCTACGCTCCTTCCGCAACAATCAAAAAATTAAAAAGCACAAAATCGGGCAGGGCAAAGCTTGCGGCGGCAAACAGAAAGAAGCGAGCCGCGACCAAAAAGGGCAAGCAATACGCCAAGCACGGACTACACAAGGGCAAGAAGAGATAAAAATGTGCAACATCTGCAAAGAGAATGGTATTGGATCATTGTGTTGGTCATGTTCTTCTTCGAAAGAGATGCCATCATTGACTTAATGTTTGTTAGCCTATCCCTATTGTACGAACTCCTAAAATGAAAACCTATCATGATATCGATCCTGAAGAAGCGGTTGTTGCCTTGGTTGCGCTCAAAAACGACCCAAATTTTAAAACTTATATTAAAATGCGCGAAGCAATGCGCGAAGAAGTTATACGCCAGTTGCAGACCAAAGCGGTGATTGACAGTACCAACAGACACTTTATGATGACCGGAAAATTAGAGGCAATAGACGAGGAGTTGGACAACTTCTACAAACTTTGATTCAGTCATATCCACACCCAAGCCCGCACGATCTGGGGTAGTCGTGCGGGCTTTTTTGTTGCCTCTGTAAGTACATTGCACTATATTTTGCTACACTAGGCAATCTAGCCTTGAAGTTATGGAAACAATTACCGAAGAGGTTGTCTCGGAATCCTCTGAAAATTCCGTGGATAGTGAAACGCTAGGTGACGGGAACGTCTCGATGGCCGAATTTGCCGATCAGTTATTGAAGAGCAGACAAGCCAAAGAAGCTGAACCTGAACCGACCGAGAGTGAGGACGAACCCGCTGAAGAAACTGCGGAGCCTACGGAATCGCTTGAGGACCAATCCGTCGAGGAGATCGAAGCCGAGGAGGAAACTTCAGAGCAGACAGAACCTCAAAACGTTCTTTCAAAGTTTAACATAGACCTGGACAGTTTGTCCGAGGAGGAAAGTCGAGAACTTGCAAAGTCGCTGAACGCATCTGCGGTTAAGCGGTTCGGAAGACTAACCGCTCAGAAGAAAGCATTGCTCGCTGAAAATGCCGAGTTACAGGCGCAAGCCCAACAAGCTCAACAACCTGCGACAAGTGAACTTCCTGAGTTCCTCAAGGACAATGCACTACACAACGTAGCCGACGAAGCCGGATTAGCCAAGGAAGTCGAGAACCTACAGACGCTCATTGAGTGGGCGGAAGAGGGAATGGACAACGAGGCGGAATACGACAATGACGGAAACGAGTACGTGCTGAAGGATGGGGACAAGACTTATACCAAAGCCGAGCTAAAACGCATCCGCGCAAATGCAAAGAAGATTCTTCGCAAGGATGCGCCCGCTAGGCAGAATTGGATTAAGGAACGTACTCAAGCCGACCAGCAAGCGATTCAAACTTTTCAATTCCTTGGGGAACCGGAAAGCGAGGATTACAAACTGTTCATGCAAGTCAAAGCTTCACCGCTCTACAAGCCTTTGGTCGAATA